CAACCCGCGCGTCCCGCTCGCCAACATCGCCGTCGCTTCTGCCGGGATCGTTGAGGAGCGCGAGCGCGTCGAGATGGCCGCGAAACTTGTCCAGTCTGGCTACGAGCCCGCAGCTGTGCTGTCAGCGCTCGGGCTGCCAGCGATGCCGCACACGGGCCTGGCGTCTAACCAGTTGCAGCCGGCCGAGAACGCCCAGGTCTAGGAGGGCCGATGAGCAAAATGGAAACCCGCACTTTCACGGTTGACGACATTGAGGTGCGCGAGGCCCCTGAAGGCATGACCACCTTTGAGGGTTACTCAGCGGTATTCAATTCTCCTTCTGAGCCCTTACCGTTCACCGAAACGATTGCGCCTGGCGCGTTTGCCCGTTCGCTGAAGTCGCGCAACAACGTCTTCCTCTTGGTCAACCACGACCCGGCCCGCCCCTTGGCATCGACCCGGTCTAAGACGATGACGCTTGAGGAGGACGGCAAGGGCCTGTTGGTCAAGGCGACCCTGCCTGACACGACTGACGGCCGCGACCTCGCGGTGCTGCTCGGTGGCGGCGGCAACCCGCGCGTGATCGACTCAATGAGTTTCGGCTTCTCTGTTCCTCGCGGCGGCGACTCGTGGAGCGAGGACGGCAGCCAGCGCACCCTTCATCAGGTGCGGTTGCACGAGACTTCGATAGTCGCGTTTCCGGCCTATCGACAGACGTCTGCCAGCGTGCGCAGCCTGGACATGCTGGCCGAGGCTACGGGCGAGGATGCCGATGCACTCAATGGCGCGCTTGAGGCGCTTGAGCGCGGGGCCACTTTGACGATGGATCAGGCTGGCCTGCTGTCTGCGGTGGTGGCGAAGTTGTCGCCGGAGCCGCAGCCTGAGCCTGTGGTTGAGCCGGTCGCTCACGACCCGGCACAGATCAACCTGCTCAAGACCAAGCTCGACCTGGCCTTCAAGGCCTAAGACTTCCTGGCCGCGCGAGCCGCGGCTAGGTCCCCGCTCTGAGGAGCCTCGGCGGGATTGCAAGAAACACCTGCGCAATCTCCAACAAACCGAGACCCCAGAAAGGGGTGAACTAAGTTGTCCGAGTACCTGAAGAAGCTCGTGGAGGATCGCCAGTCGGCGTACCACGCAGCGAAGGCGAAGATGGACGAGGCCGCCGCTGAGAGCCGCGACCTGTCCGCCGAGGAGCGCGAGTTCGTTGACCGCACGTTCGCGGAGCTTGACGAGAAGCGCGCCATGATTGACACCCTCATCACCGCTGAGAAGCGTGAGGCTGAGATTACCGAGGCGATGCGTGGCGTTGAGAACATCGCCCGCCCCGTTGAGGCCCGTGGAAACGTTCAGTCCGACGCCGATGTCATTCGCTCTCTTCTCACGGGCGAGCGTCGCTCCGCCACGTTTGAGGTGCGCGACATCACCAAGTCCTCAACCAGCGCCCCGGTGCCCACGACGTTCGCATCGCAGGTCCTAGATCAGATGCGTTACAGCGGCCCCATGCTCGACCCGAGCATCGTCACCATCATCAATACCTCCGGTGGCGAGGATCTGGTTCTTCCGACGATTGCTTCCTGGTCAACGGCGGCAATCACGGCCGAGGCCGCAGCGATCAGCGAGTCCGATCCTGTGTTCGGCAGCACGACATTGAAGGCCTTCAAGTACAGCTTCCTCATCCAGGTCAGCCGCGAGATGATTGAAGACTCGCACGTCGATGTTCTTGGCTTCCTGACGCGTCAGGCAGGCAACGAGTTCGGCTATCGCCTGAACAACGCTCTGACCACGGGCACGGGAACCGTGCAGCCGAATGGTGTGAGCACTGCGGCTGCCGCAGGTGTCACGGGCGGCACGGGTGTCTCTGGCGCTTTCACGGCCGACAACGTGATCTCCCTGGTGTACAGCCTTGACCGCGGTGCGCGGCTTCTGCCGTCGTTCGGTGTCATGGCGAACTCCACGTCGATTGCTGCTATGCGTTCGCTCAAGGCTTCAACCTCAGGCGAGTACCTGTTCACGCCTACCCTTGATGCGGCAACTCCTGATCGAGTCTTGGGTGTGCCGCTGATTGAGAATCCCCACGTTGCATCGCCGGCCACTTCGGCTCGGTCGCTGCTGGCGGGTGCTTTTGAGTCGTACACGGTGCGTTCGGCCGGTGGACTTCAGGTGGCAAGGAGCGATGAGTTTGCGTTTAGCGCAGATTTGGTCACGCTCAGATTCACCTGGCGTATCGACGGAAATCTGCCGCAGACCTCCCATATCAAGAGGTATGTAGGCGGCGCGTCCTAAGAGGCGCACCACAGTCGTGAGGGGCCCCGCTTTGCGCAGGGGGCGGGGCCCCTCACTCCACCTTGCGCAAAGGAGAAACAGGTGGCCCATGCCACGAAAGCAAACACTCGTAATCGTTCACGCATCGGGAATCCCGCTAAACGTGCCGCCCTATCTGGCGCAAGCATTAGTGAGGGTCGGCCTGGCGCACGAAGAATTGTCTGGGCCAGCAACGCCCCCTGGGCGCCCACGGGCTACGGCGAGCAAACCCAGCAAGCCACCCGGCGAATCAAAGCCGCCGGCCACCAAGTAGCCATCGCCTCAAACTACGGGCTTGAGGGCTCCACGATGGAATGGGAAGGCTTGCCGGTCTACCCCCGCGGCTTGGACATCTACAGCAACGACGTGATCCCTGCCTATGCGATGGACTTTGGCCGGCCGACCGGGCAGCAGGCCGTCGTCATCACTCTCTTTGATTGCTGGGTCTTCAAGGGCGCTGGCTGGGATCACATTGAGCGGGTCGCCTCCTGGGTGCCCATCGACCACTTCCCCGCCCCGGCCCCAGTCATTGAGTGGCTGAAGCGCCCCAACGTCACACCGATTGCCATGTCGCAGTTCGGGCTTGACGCGATTGAGCGCCACGACGTTGAGGCGCTGTACGTCCCGCACGCCATTGACACCAAGGTTTTCAAGCCGACGGAGTTGATGCAGGGTAGCGACGGCCAGGTGCCTGCCCGCACATGGATGGGCATCCCCGACCACGCCTACGTCATAGGGATGGTTTCTGCCAACAAAGGGCAGGTGGATCGCAAGTCCTTCGCCGAGTCATTCCTCGCTGCCGCGATGGTGATGCAGAAGCACGACGACGTCTGGCTCTACCTGCACACCGAGCCAAGCCCAGCGATGTCTGGCCTTGATTTGCGGGCGCTGCTGGCCGCGACGGGCGTGCCGATGGACCGGGTCGCCTTCGCTGATTCGTACTCCTATCGGATGGGCATCCCGAAGGAAGCCCTTGCCAGCATCTACACCGGCATGGACGTGCTGCTTCAGCCCAGCCGAGGCGAAGGCTTCGGCATCCCCGCCGTTGAGGCGGGGGCCTGCGGCACCCCAGTCATCGTGTCCAACGCAACCGCCCAGCCCGAGCTCGTCGGCGACGGCTGGCTCTGCGACGTGCAACCCGCCTGGGACGCACCCCAAGGCTGCTGGTTCTTCACGCCCCTAGTGCCCAGCATCGTCGACAACCTTGAGGCTGCCTACGCGCGAGGCCGAGGCCGATCCCAGCAGGCCATCGACTTCGCCGCCAACTATGACGCCGACGTTGTGTTCGACAGATATTGGCGGCCAGCGCTCGACATCCTCCTCGCACCATGAGGGTCGCCTGGGTGACGCACCACATCCCTAGGGTTGAGCAGCGGCACGCGGCGCTGCTGCCGGGGAAGTATGCGGGTGGGGCCGAACGGAACACCGACTACATGGTCACGGCGGCACCGGCTGGTGTTGAGGTTACCTACATTGAGCCGGAAGGCGCTGAGAGCGCCGCAGACGAATCTTGGGACCGGGTAGTAGTCGGAGGCACTGACAAACTCTCCGAGGCCTCCATGAATTTCCTAGCGGCTCTCAGGCCCTTAGTTTGGGTGCAGCACGCCCAACATCGCACACCAGCCAAGGCTGACCTGTTCCGCCAGGCCTCGCGGTTCTTGACGATGAGCCGCGCGCACATGGGCTGGGAAGCCGAGTGGACTGGGCGCGCTGACGCCTTTATTCACTCTCCGGTTCCGCCGGACTGCGTCGCCCCCGCCGATAAGGAACCTTTTGCCTTGTTCGCGGGCAGGAAGCACCCGGCCAAAGGGAAACTCAACGCCCGCATTTGGGCGCAGCGCCACGGCGTGGAACTCGTTGAGCTGGAGAACGCCCCGCACGAGGTCGTCCTTGACCACATGGCCCGCGCCAAATACTTCGTCCACCTCCCCAAGGAGCGGGACGCCTGCCCCCTCGTCGTCATCGAGGCCACCCTCGCTGGCTGCGACATCGTCACCAACTCCCTCGTCGGGCGGCTAGAGCCCGGCGACCCTGCGACCGTCCTCGCCGAACAGCCCCACAAGTTCTGGCGGATTGTGGAGGAAACAGCATGAAGATCGTTGTCACCGGCTCCGCCGGCACCTTGGGCGCCCCCCTGGTCGCCGAGCTGCGCGAACGCGGCCACGACGTCTGGGGCATTGAACTCCAGCACACCGGCCAGCCCCAGACCATCCGCGCCGACGTCGCTGACTACCGGCAGATGCGCGCCGCCTTCGACCGCGTCGGCGACTTCGACCTCGTCTACCACCTGGCCGCCGAGTTCGGGCGCATCAACGGCGAGGAGCACTACGAGCAGGTGTGGCGCACCAACGCCATCGGCACCCGCAACGTGCTCGAGCTTCAGCGTGAGCGCGGCTTCCGCCACGTCTTCGCCTCCTCCTCGGAGGTTTATGGTGAGGCCGACGCCGAAGCCATTGACGAGCGCTACCTCCTCGACAACCCGCAGCCGCGCCTTACCAACGACTACGCCATCAGCAAGCGCGTGAACGAGGAGCAGATCCGCAACTTCGCGGACCGCTACGGCAACAAGACCATGACGCTGCGGTTCTTCAACGCCTACGGCCCCGGCGAGCGGTATCACGATTACCGCTCGGTCGTCTGCCTGTTCGCCTACCGGCTGCTGACCGGAAAGCCCATCACGGTGTATGAAAACTATCACCGGGTCTTCATGTACCAGGGCGACTTCCTCGTGACGCTCGCCAATGCGGCCACGAGCTTCGCCCCAGGCGAGACCGTGAACGTCGGCGGCGACGAGTACGTCAGCGTTGAGGATATGGCGAACATGCTGCTTGAGGTCACGGGCGCCCACCCGTCTTTGGTGAACCGGCTGCCGCTGGACAAGCACAACGTGACGAGCAAGAAGCCTGACATCTCCAAGGCCAAGGCACTGCTGCACCACAACCCGCGCACAAGGCTCGCTCAGGGACTCCCCCTGACCGTCGACTGGATGCGGAAGCATTACGAAATCGGAGGCTGACCGTGGCGATTGCTAACGGCTACGCAACCCTGGCGCAGATCAAGAGTGCGCTGCGCATCCCGTCCGGCGACGCCACCGACGACGCCCTCCTCGAGATGGCCGTCGAGTCCGCGTCCCGCCTCATCGACGCCTACTGC